CTACGTCTTTTGCACTCTTTCCCTCACCGTCTGCTACGGCACCTCCTGACCCCATATTACGGGTGCCTTCCATTGTATATTGATCACTTCTCCATTCTGTTCTTTTTTCAGATCCACCACCAAAGAGTCCTCTCTTTTCCTTATCAAGATCCAAAGATCTCTGAGACTCTAAGATAGCAGGATCATTTGCTTTGTATTCAATTGTATATCCTTCTTTACCTGCTGTAATCTTGTATGAAGTATACGGACCAGATGGGATGTTAATAGTGGGAACCTCAGCAACTTTCGGTTCAGGTGGTCGTCTAATCAGATGTCCTAAGACACCAATGTGTGCAACAGCAACGACACCACCAACACTAATAGCAGCCCATTTGATACGTGACATGATTACCTCTTAGGTTCAACAGCAGATACGACAGGTGGTTCTTCTTCTTTCTTTTTCTTTACTGGGGCAGAACCACCAGACTTAGCAGGACTGAGCCCAAAAGCGGCCAAAGAACCAGAGAATACCGAAGCGATGAAGGTAGGGTCAAAGTCAAGAATCTTCTGACCGTTTGGAAGTCTTACATAAGAGAATGTAAGAAGAGAGGCAGACCAAATCAATACTACAACTTTGACTAGATTACCAAGAACTTCACTTCTATCTTCATGATGGTCTTCCTTCTCTACTTTAGGTTTCGTATCCGCCATTAGTAGAGTAGCAAGGCAACTCTATTTAGAAAGGTATCCGTTTTCAACCAGCCATTCACGAGTCATAGGTGTGGGTTCATAGTCACTCCACATGGTTCCTGCGGCGCAAGACTCAAGTGCCTTCGCAGTCATACCTTCAGTTTTGCCTGCCCAGGTTGCTTCCTTTTCCCAGGGAATAGCATGAGGCATAGATGCATATGCTCTCCTTGCCATCTCTTGCCACATCTCAGGAACATCTTCTTCATTCATGATGATGGCAATCATATTGTTCTCAATCGTTCCTGCCATACAATCCTGAGCAGCGTGCCAACCTTCATGACGCATGACACTCATCAATACGTGAGGACGCTTCATGAACGTTTTGTTCAAGAAGAAGTTGTTTCCTACAGTGTGATACACACCACGGTGACCAACAGGGAAATACTTTTCTTCTGCTAGAAACACGTTAACTCCGACCTGGTTAAGGGCACTAAGCATAGCGTTGAATTCCCCAGCAATATAAGTAAAAGACTCAGTATTGGAATACTCACTAGAAATATCCAGAAGACTAAAGACTTGTTTGACTCCATCGGTGCATTCGCGAAGTAACATACACCCCATAGAATGATTACTGTAGTATTCATCCTGTTTGATTGGGTCAGCAAGCACAGGAGCAGCAATAGTTGCTGCTGCCAGCAGGCTCATAATAACTTTTTTCATATCAGAAAGGAATAGCAGGACCAGTTGTAGTAGGAAGTTCAGGCATTGCGGCGTCGATCATTCCAGGAAGTGCTGCTGCGATTGCCTCTGTTGCTGCCTTAGCAACACGTTCTTTGACACGTTCAGCGATAGCATCTCTCTGGAAGTAAACGTATGCTCCGCCGCCGATGATACCTGCAGTTCCTACAAAGGATAACACTGCTAGGACGTTAATTACTTTTTGCATAATATGCCTCGTAGTATTTTACAATCCCTGCAGTGTGCATATTTCCCTGAGAAACCCAGTCTTGAGCACACTCGTAGATTGATTGACTGGAATATTTAGGTTTACAACCTTCCATCTGTCCTCCAAACTTTGTCATCAAAACTTTCAGAGCTTGTTCCCTGACTTTCATTTTCTGGTCACTGTAGCGCCAATCATCGAT